CTGGCCGATGCCCTGACCAAAAAGGACGCGGCCCAGGCATTCGTGCTGAACAGTCTCAAGGCAAGGATTAACGCCGTACGAGGAGGGAGCGTATGAGGAATCATGAGGGATATAAGGACCCGACTGCGGGGCAGGCCATCGACAATATCAAAGCCGATGACCGTAAAGCAGACTTAGTCATCAAGATCATCAAGCTGGTGTGCAAGCAGGCGGGCTATCAGGCCGTGTGTACACAGCGTAGCTTGCGGATCATTGAATTGGTAATCAGGAGGTAGTCATGACAGCAAAGGAATACTTGAACCGGGTACGGCGGCAGAATTATATTTTGAAGCAAGTCGAAAAAGAGATGAATGAAGTACGGGCTGATATCCTGACCCTCCGGGCCAGCAGTTTGTCCGAGCATGTCAGCGGCTCCAAAAATTCTGACACGGCTGATAAATATATCCGCCTGGAAAAATATATGGAGAAGGTGAACGCTGAATGGGATAAATTAATTGATATGAGGAACGCGGCCAAGGCCCTCATCCATGCCATGCCGGACCCGGCACAGCAGGCCGTGCTTTACGCAAGATACATCAATGGGCAGCGCTGGGAAGACATCGCCGTCGACATGCACTATAGCTGGAAGGGTATCTTTAAACTCCACGGCCAGGCCCTGCGGGTATTCGACCAGATGCACGGTGATAAGCTGTCATGATGCCACGCGCATAATGAAAGAGTACATTGAAGTACACTAACATAATGCGTATAATGGTAGTGTGAGAATCAGATAAAGAGACAGTCAACAGCGGCTGTCTCTTTTTTGTTTTCAAAATTTTTGCGGGTCCTTTCGGGAGAATTTTTCTTCCGCGGCGCTCTCGCACCCCGAAAAATGGTTAGTTTTTTTGATTTTTTGGCCCTCTTCCTTCTTAAATGGACATTTGGCAGGTGAGTGTATTGGCTAGACGTACACGTAAAGCGATAATGGGATCGGCCCAGGATTTGGCGGAGCTGCTGCGGATTACATCGCGGCGCGTGAATCAACTGGCGGGCATGCATGTGCTGACCCGTGACGAGGAAAACCGATATGATCTGCCGTCTAACATCGACGCCTACTTTAAATACAAGTACACGTCGCAGGAGGATGTCGACTACGGCCGCGAAAAGGCCATGCATGAAGCGGCAAAACGCCGCCTCGCTGAATTGGAACTGGCCAAGCGGAATAATGAGGTCCATGAGGCAAAGGACGTCGAATTCGTCATGACCGATATGTTGACGAATCTGCGGTCCCAGCTGCTCGGCATCCCGGCGAAAATGGCGCCGGTCCTTGCAGGGCAGGATGAGGCGCATATCATGAGCGCCTTGACTGATGAAATTCAATCGCGCTTGACGGAGCTGTCCGACTATCGCCCGGAAATGTTCGCAGGGAGGGATGACGACGATGGAAAAGAAGACAGTTAGACTTTTCCAGCGTATCGCCGCACGGTCCCTGCGGCCGCTGCCGAATCTCACGGTATCGGACTGGGCGGACCAATACCGCATGCTGTCCAGTGAGTCGTCGGCAGAGCCGGGCCGCTGGCGTACGGACCGGGCGCCTTATCAGCGGGCTATCATGGATGCGTTCACGGATTTAGACGTCCGCCGCGTCGTCGTCATGTCATGCAGCCAGATAGGCAAGTCGGACATCATGAACAACGTCATCGGGCGTTTTGCTCATTTGGCGCCGGCGCCTATTTTGATGATACAGCCGACGGTAGACATGGCCCAGGACTATTCTAAATCACGAATTGCACCGATGATCCGCGATACGAAAGTTCTGCGGGATATTTTCCAGGACGTCAAAAGCCGTGAATCAGGCAACACGATTCTTAGTAAGCTCTTTCCGGGCGGCCGCCTCATCATGGGCGGCGCGAATTCACCGGCAGGACTAGCATCGCGTCCTATCAAAATCCTGCTGGCCGATGAAGTGGACCGCTTCCCTGACTCGGCAGGTACCGAAGGGGACCCGGTAGATTTGGCCGCCAAACGTATGACGACGTTCTGGGACCGCACGATGGGGCTGTTTTCGACGCCAACGAATGCCGGCGAATCCCGTATCGAAGTCGAGTACATGGAAGGGACGCAGGAGGAATGGCAGCATCGATGCCCGAATTGCAGCGAATTCCATTTATTGACGCACAGGAACATGGTCATGGATACCGAAACGGTCAAAGACGGCCGGAAAAAAGAACATATCCATGTCAAATCTGTATCCTGGCGCTGCCCGGATTGCGGCTTTACGTTCTCCGAAAATGAGATGCGGCGGCAGCCGCAGAAGTACGTCGCCAAAAATCCGACGGCTATCAGGAATCACGTCCGCAGTTTTTTCGTGAATTGCTGGGCATCGCCGTGGATTTCATGGGCCGATGTCATGCAGGAATGGGTAGACGCCAAAGGGGACCCGGAACGAGAAAAGGTAGTCGTCAATACCCGATTCGGTGAACCTTACGAACGGGCCCGCAGTTATGATAATGTCGATAAGCTCCTGGCCCGCCGGGAGCCATACAACGCGGAACTTCCCGACGGCGTGCTGATTCTGACAGCGGCCGTCGATGTCCAGGATAACCGCCTCGAATATGAAATCGTCGGATGGGGCGAAGAGGAGGAGTGCTGGGGCATCAAGAAGGGCATTATCTTAGGCGCGCCGGATACGGCGGCGGTATGGCGGCAGTTGGACGAACAGCTTGACCGCGAATACCACTTTGCCGACGGTACAGGGCTGCTGGTGGCCCGGACGTTCATCGACTCCGGCGGTCACTACACTAGCGAGGTTTATAACTACAGCCTCATGCATTTGGCGCGGCAGCGCTTTGCTGTCCGCGGCTCGTCGACGATGGGCGTGCCGATTATCCATAAGTACAGCAAGGCCCAGGCCTATCACGGGCGGACTATTCCGCTGGTGCTCATCGGCACGGACAGCGGCAAGCAGTATATTATGGACCGCCTGGCCATCGATGTGCCGGGGCCGCGGTATTTCCATTTTCCGCTCGATAAGCCAGAGCAGGATGCGGTTAATGAGGTGCTGTGGAACCGGGGCTATGACGAAATCTATTTCCAAGGCCTGACAGCAGAAGAAAAACAACCGCAAAAGAAGAACGGCCGCATTGTATACCGCTGGGTAAACATCGCCAAGGACCATCGAAACGAACCGCTCGATTTACGAGTCTATAATTTAGCCTGCCTGGCGTCCATTTCTCCGGACTTTTCCAAGCTGAAAGCACTGATGACAGGAACACAGACAGACGAAAAACGGCCAACAGGTCCGCGTAAGCGGCCTCGATTCGGCGTGATTAAGAGGGGGATAGGATGAACGAATTACTGAATGCACGACTAAAACAGTACATTGCAGCGGAAACGGCTATCCTGACGGGCGGTCAGTCGTATAAAATCGGCAACCGCACGCTTACCCGCGCCGATTTGGCCGAGATACAGAGCGTCATCAGCAGATTGATATCCGCCGGCGCAACGGTTGACGGCGCCGCACGAACGGGATCCCGGTCCCGGCAGGTGGTACTACGTGACTAGGAGGCTGCAATGAGCAAAAAACGAAAGAAACGCAACGCAAGGCAGCCGACAGGCGGCGTCAATACGAAAATTACGAATACAGGCTATAGCGACGGCGCCGCCAGCCGTTCCAGGCAGGCACTGCGCGGGTACAACCCGATGAAGTCGTCGCCGCGCGCTGACATCGATGCTAATTTAAGCACGCTGCGCAACCGGTCCTCGGATATGTATATCAATTCGCCGATTGGGGCCAGCGCTATCAACACGAATCGGGCGAACGTCATCGGCGCGGGCTTGCAGGTGATCCCTAAGATTGACTACAAGCTCCTGGGCATGACTGCCGACGAGGCTAAAGCATGGCAGCGGCACACGCAGCGGGAATTCAGCTTATGGGCGGATTCGGTCCAGTGCGACCTGTATAAAAAGCATTCATTTTACGACATGCAGGACATCGCCTATCTGTCGTACCTGGTGGACGGCGATGCATGGGCGGCTATCAAGTACCGCAAGCCGGCGCCGGGCGGCCTGTACTCGACACGGGTCCAACTGTTCGAGGCGTCCCGGGTATGTAACCCAGGCGCTATGCAGGCTTACAGCAACACGGACAGCATGACCGTCGAATGTTATAACCCGAAAACAAATAACCGGATTATTAACGGCGTGGAAATCGATGCCGATGGGGCCGTCGTGGCATATTGGATTGCTAACCGAGTGCCGTATGACCCTACGAACAATTCGCAGGCCCTGCGCTGGTCCCGTGTCGAGGCCTTTGGCCGACGCACAGGCCGGCCCTTAGTCCTGCAAATTTCGCATGAAGAGCGCCCGGAACAGTATCGCGGCGTGCCATATCTGGCGCCGGCGATTGAGGTTTTGAAGCAGGTCAGCAGATATACTAATGCGGAATTGTCCGCGGCGATTATCAAGTCGTTTTTCACGCTCTTCTTTACGTCGAGCGGTACGACAAACGACATGGGCGACGTCCTGAGCGAGACATACGGGCCAGGAGAACAGATTGACCCGGATGACCTGCGGCGCGTGGAAATCGGCCCAGGGACCTTGAACCTGCTGCCGAGCGGCGTCGATGTAAAAGCTATCGACGGCAGCCGGACGCAGTCCACGTTTGAAGCCTTTACGAATTCCCTGATTGCACAAATCGGGGCGTCTTTGGGTATCCCGTCTGAGGTGCTGATGAATCGATTCCAGTCGTCGTACAGCGCCGCCCGCGGGGCGCTCTTGCAGGCGGCAGCTATGTTCCGTACGCGGCGCATTTGGTTTGCCCGCGACTTCTGCCAGCCCGTCTATGAGGCCTGGCTGACAGAGGCTATCGCTTTAGGGCGCGTCCAGGCGCCGGGATTCGGCACGGATCCACTGATTACTAAGGCCTGGGCCGGGGCGAACTGGTATGGCCCGGTTATGGGTATGCTGGACCCGGTCAAAGAGGTAAACGGCGCGGCATTGCGCGTCAAATACGGATTTTCGACGGCCGAAAGAGAGGCTGCCGAGCTTACGGGCACGAATTATGATGATAACGTTGACCAGATCGCCGCAGAGCGCGCCGTATGGACCACTAAGGGCATGCAGTACCCGAAGGCCGATAACACGGATGCCGGCGACGGCGGAGGAGGTGATACAGGATGAAACACTTCTGGAATTTTCAGGACAGTACCAACAACGGCGCTGCCGAATTGTACATCTATGGGCCGATTGTCTCCAATGCGTCGTGGTGGGATGACTCTGTCGACGCCGTGCAATTCTCGGATGACTTGAAAGCCCTGGGCGGTAAAGACGTTACTGTCCATATCAATTCTCCGGGCGGCGACGTTTTCGCGGCGCATGCAATCCATAATCAGCTGATTGCCTACGCCGGGAATGTCGACGTCATCATTGACGGTATCGCCGCTTCCGCGGCAACCATCATCGCTATGGCGGGCGCGCACATTACGATGCCGACGAATTCCATGATGATGATTCATAACCCGGCTATGGGGCTGGACGACCACTATACAGCGGATGACCTCGACAAATACGCGAACGCTCTGCGGGCTGTACGTCAGTCGATTATCGCGGCGTACATGAAGCGGGTATGCGTGGATCAGGCGCAAATCGAGCAGATGATGGATGCGGAAACGTGGCTGACGGCGCAGGAGTGCGTCGACATGGGGCTCGCCGATGCCGTCGACGGCCGCATTAATTCGGTACTCGACGGGAACAATTTGATTGTAAATTCGCTGAAAATCGACATTACGAATTATAAAAACAGGAAGGGCCTGGCGCATTGCGTGAATGCCCAGGACGAAAAGAAGGGGGCGGAAGTCTTGAGTAAATCTAAATTAGAAGAAATCTTGGATGCACTGGGCCTGCGAATCAATGACACGACCGCGCCGCAGCCGGCACCGGCAGCAGCG